TCATAACCTGAAGGTCATAGGTTCAAATCCTATCCCCGCAACCACCACACCCCTCGGGCCTGATCCTGTAGCGATCAGGCCCGAGGTGGCGGCCTCGCCGGACAATTTAAGGATCGCGGCAAGGTGGCCGTGAATTTCGATCTCGACGGGCTGATGCGGCTTGCGCGGGTGAATGACGATTTTTTCGGTTATGTCGCGGATGCTTTGGAAAGCGATGTCGCGGCTATCCGGGTCGGACTTGGCGAGGGCGCGCTTGAGGTTCCTGATCTTGTCGCGATAGGCGTTAGCGGCGTTCGGGTGAAATTCGACCGGCTCGGCGACCACCTCGGCGCGCTCGCGCTCGATCGCGTCCCGTTGCGCCTCTAGCGTGCCCAGGCGCTCTTGCAGGGCGCGGCTCGGCGACGCGATCAACATATCAACCAGCTTGGAAATCGCGCTGTTGACGTTCCCAAGCCGTTTATCGATCTCGCGCTTGCGTCTGCCGGCCCGGCTGTTCAATTCCCGCGAAACGCGGTGATACTCGCGGACGTATTCGGCGACAATCTCAGGGTCGCCAAGGTTCTTTTCAATCCCGATCAAAACGTAGCGCTCGATTGTCTCGCGCTCGACTCGGCGGTTGTTATCGCAGAGTCCGGTTTCTTTCATGCGCGAGCAAAGCAACAGCGACGCTTTGCCGGCGCCGATCGCGCCGACGACGTAGCCTGATCCGCAGCATCCGCATTTGAGCAGGCCGGAAAGCAGGTGCTTCGATTTCGCCGCCTGTTTGGTTCCGGCGCGCTCGCCTCGGCGCGCCTGTACGCGCGCCCAAGTCTTGCGATCGACGATGCGCAAATGTTCGGCGTCGGCTGTCATCCAATCGGCGGGCGGGTTCGGTCGGCTCACGCGCCGGCCGGTCTCCGGGTCCTTAATGAATGCCTGCCGGTTCCAGACAATGCGGCCGGCGTAAAGTTCGTTTTGCAGGATGCCGTTCATGCGGGCGCGGCTGCCGGCGATGGTTGATGCGTTCCAGGCGCCGCCGCGCGGCCCAGGCTGCCCGGCCTTGTTGAGGGCAACAGCGATGTCACGCGGCGAATTGTTGGCGAGGTAGGAGTCGAAAATCTGCCGGACTATCGCGGCCTCGCCGGCGTCGATTTCGAGAATGCCGGGCCGGCCTAGCACGGGCCGATAGCCGTAGCTGCGTCCGCCGTTGTGTCGCCCGTCGCGAACAACGCCAGCTTGGCCGCGGTGCGTCTTTTGCGCCAAGTCTCTGAGGTACAGCGCGCCGAGTAGTCCCTTGACGCCGATATGTATCTCGCCGGCGATTCCGTCTTGCGCCGTCCTGATCTCAACGCCGGCGAATTTGAGCCTCTTGAAAATCCCGGCGATGTCCTCTTGATCGCGCGATATGCGGTCAAGGGATTCGGCCACAACCACGCCGAACTTGCCGGCGGTGGCGTCGCGCATCATGCGCTGCAGGCCGAGTCGGTTGAAAGTGCTGGCGCCGGAAATGGCGCGGTCGTCATAGACGCCGGCGACTATCAGTCCCTCGCGCCGGCATACCGCCCGGCATAGCTCAACCTGATCCTCAATGGATTTATCGGTTTGCTTGTCCGAACTGAATCGCGCGTAAATCGCCGCCTTCATGATAGCCCTCGCCGCCGTTTTGGCGGTTATAATCCTCGATTGCGGCGGCCCGCGCAAGCGCTCGGGCGATGCTTTTCAGGGCCTCGCGGGCCGGGTCCGCCGCGGCGGTTTTGCGGGTTGCGGCGGCCATCACGTCGACTCCGCGCAGCGTAACGGCACGTCGCGGGGCGACTCGCAAGCCGATTCGTAGGGTAGCGCCGTTCCATTCTCGAAAAGCGTAATCTGATACTGGCCGCCGATGTTATCGTGAAAAAACGCCGCCCATTCGATTGCCTGGGCGCGCGACATGCCGAGGCGTGGATATGGTTCATAGCGGTCATTGCGCCATGGCCGCTCATTCGACTTGAAAACGATTTGCAGCCAGTATTCCGCGGCCTCGGCGCCGGCGTTTTTCATGCCCGCACCTCGCTAAAGCGCCGCTGCAATTCGATCAGCCCGTCGTCGGCGATCTCGGCGGCATGATGCGGGTCGACGCCGCGCCAGATGGCAGCCGTAAAAATCAACAGCCATGAATTGCGCCGGTGCCGCGCGGCGTACAGTGCGCGGACTCGCGCAAAGATGATCTTCATTGCCGCGCCTCGGGGTTCGCGATCGGCTGAATGTCGCACCCGGCGACCAGCATGCCGCCGACGCGGACGCTTGCTGAGTCGCGGGTACATTGCGTGGCGTGTACTGTCAGGATCATGGCGGCGGCTAACAGCATGCCGGCGAGGGCTGCGCAGCAAAGCGATAGCGTGGCGAGGATTGAGTGCTTGCGCGCCGACGGCTGGAATCCGAATCCGCGATCGGTCATGCCGCGGCCCTCCGCAAGGCTTCTGGAATCGCCGGCACGAAATCGTAGGTGCCGATGTCGATGGTGCCGGCCGGCAACCATTCCAGTTCCTTGAAACGGACATCGGTGCCGGTGCGCACCGAGCCGCGCGGCGGCTCGGCATCGGCGGCGGCTTTGAGGGCGATCAGCGACTCGCGGATGCGCGCGGCTTTCGCCTCAAGCGCGATCAGTCCGCGGGCGCGCAGATCGGCATACTTTTCCGAGGGCGTCCGCCGGCGCTCGCCTTCGATCTCGCGCTCAACGTCTTGCAGGGCGAGCGCTGCAGTCCGGTATGCCTCGCGGGGTGATGCGGCGATCATGCGCGCACCTCGCCGATGTCGCGGGCGATCTCGGCGCCGCGGGCATTGAGCGTCGCACGCTTGCCGCCTTTTGACGTGCTGATGTCGACAAGTCCGCGCGAGGCGAGGCCGTCCACATGGGCGTTCGGGATTTTGCGCCAGCCGGCCCTGCCGGCCCATCCGTTGCCGCGGTGCTTGTGGTAAAGCGAACCGCGCATTGCGCAAACGGCCAGCGCCAAGCGCTCGCCTTTCGGTAATTCTGATGCTGTCATTGCGGCCCCGTTTCCGATGAACGGATAGCCGATTAGGCTATTCCAGGGATTCGCGCAAGATAGCCAAATCGGCTATTCCAAAAATTATTTTGCGACTTTTACGATTATTTTTAGCGATGCGTCCGATTCCGATAGTTGCGTGATCCGCAAAAAAAGCCGGGGACTGGTTAGGTCCCCGGCGTTTTTCCTCGCTGCGCGCGCGATCGGCGCTTGCCTTAGTCCTCGCGGATATAGACGCCGCGCACGCGGCCGATGATCTCGACCTTGATTCCGTCCGCGCCTTCAAGCGGCATCCATGTCTGATGCGCGGGATGATTGGACTCCGGCTTCAACCAATACCTGCCATCGCGATCTTGCGTTAGGCAGCGGATGGTTTCTTCCGTCGTTCCATCGGGCCGCGTTGCGCGGACGTGGTAACGTCGATTGATGGCAATTTCATCCGGTTTCGCCATGATGCGACTGCAGATGATTACCGTTTTTTCAGGAAACCTCGCATCGCTTGCCGGCCCTTTGAGTTCGCCGGCATACAGTTCGACCCCTGCCAGCGCAATATCTTGAGGTATCATAATCTCTTTGCAATCTGTTGCGGGCCACTGATGATTCTTAAGCCAGATACCGCCTTGGAAATAAAATGTCACCTTAATTCTGATCATATCACCATTGAGCGGTTGCGCGATCAGGTCGGTTGCGGGAACCGAATAAACTTCGCCGAGCATATTCATCCAATCTAGAGTCAAAGTGCGCAGCCCGCTTGCGAGCTTGCCGATTGTTACTTCGTGGGTTTTTAAAAAGTTCTTTAGTTTCTTTTCGCGCGCGCGGCTGCGCACGCGTTCCGCCACCTCGGCATAAGTCCAGTGCCGTTCCTGGGTTAATTCGAAAATTCGGTTCGGGTGTTGTCGCGGCGCTGCGGTTTGCGCGGACGCCTTGCGACGGCCGGGTGTCCGGCTTTGGGCTTTGTGATGCGGCATGGTTCGCAATTGTATCCCAATGAAATCAATATCAAATAGCCAAAACTGTCAGGGGCCGTTGACAGTAGAATAGCCGATATGGCTATTCTCGCAAAGTTGGGTGCGTCGATTCGGGTTGAGGCCCGGTCAAAAAAATCTCTTGCGTTTTCAGAAAAAGGGGCAATCGCCGGCCGCATCACGGTTCCGGCGAGGGGGTTTCCTATGTCAAAAATCGACGGCCACGGGCCGGCGCATGCGGAGTTTTGCCAGTGTCCCGCGTGCCAATCGCCCTTTACCTCGCGGCGGCAGCCCGTTTCGGTTTTCGTTAGCACGCCGGGCGTTCCCGACATTCCGCGCGGCGACCGTTTTGAACCGCTGCCGCCGATCGACGGCCGCGCGCTGACATGCGGCAAGATTGCGCCATACCGCGCGCCCGTCGCGATCTTGAAAACCAACGTCGACGTTCTAACGGCGCTGATCGCGCTCGCCGAGGAAATCGTTGCGCGCGAGCATGCCGCCTTTGACAAGATGGTCGACCTTTGTGCGCTAGAGCCTGACTTGAAGGCCGCGCAATCGCGCCCGGTGCGCCACGTCGCCGACGCCGAGACAATCCTTTTTCTCGCGCTTTCCCAAATCGCCGGCGGCCATATCAGCACGGTTGATGTCTACCGCTATCGGCTGATCGCAACCGACGTGTTGCCGATCGTGCGCGATCATCTTTACGCGGCGGCACTCGCCGAGGCGTCGGAATCCGAACCGCAACTAAAGGCGGCGCGCGCATGGGGGAAGCTATGAGGCAGACGTTGCGAGACAGTTTGCGGTCGGCATGGCATGGCCCGTTGACGGCCGCCGAGATCGCATCGCGCGAGGGCGTCAACGGGCGCCGCGTGCAGCGCTTTTGGGCGCAGGAAAAAAAGGCCGGGCGGCTGCCGACCGATGCGCCGCGCCCGCATTTCATCGATAGCGCAGCGCGCGACGTGCAGGTTGCCGTCAAGGCGGCGATGGGTTTTGCCGCCGACGACGGCGAGGATGATGCGGTCGACTTTACCGCGGACACCGCGCCGATCGGCGGCGCCCTCGGCGTCCGCATCCCGGCGCCGGACCCGTTGCTTGCGGCGCTCAATCGCGAGCATGCCGCGGATTGCTGGCGTCATGTCGACGGCATGCCGGCGGACGTTCTGAAAAAAGAGGCCGATGGCGTTGTGCCGGCGCGGTGGCGCGTGGCGCAATTCGCCATGCTGCGCGACGCATTTGTGTCGGCCCTGATGCGCCTCGTTACGCAACGTCAAACTCGGATGATCGGAAGGGCCGCTTGATGCCGGACAACCATTCAAAAACCGTGACGCTGCAAATCGTCGGCGGCACCGGAGCGAGCCGGTCGGAATTGCGCGATGCCATCGCGGCCAACGCGTCCCGCCTGGGTTTCGAAATTGTCACCTCGGGCGAGCTTCTGTTTTCCGGCGGGCCGACCATGACGTTGCGCCGGCTCGGCGCCGATCGCGGGCACTACATCGGGCTTGATCGCGCGCTGCCGGGCGAGACGGTCGCATTCGGTCGGCCGGAATGCGTCTTTGCATTCTGCCCGCACGGCAACGATTGCAAGCAACGCGCCGAATGCCGGCATCAGCGCGCCGACACGGCGGACGAAACAAAACCACGCGAGGGAAAGTAAGCAGATGGCTGGTGTTAACAAGGTAATTCTGATCGGCCACCTCGGGCGCGATCCCGACGTGCGGCGGACACAAGACGGCCGGCCGATCGCGTCGTTGAGCGTTGCGACATCGGAAAGCTGGCGCGACAAGGCGACGGGCGAGCGCAAAGAAAAAACCGAGTGGCATCGCGTTGTCATTTTCAACGAAAAACTCGCCGAACTTGCCGAGCAATATCTGAAAAAGGGCGCCAAGGTTTACTTTGAGGGCAAGCTGCGGACTCGCAAGTGGACCGATCAGGGCGGCGTCGACAAGTACACCACTGAGGTCGTCTTAGAGAATTTCGACGGCTCGCTACAGATGCTTGACGGCCGCCGCGAGGGCGGCCCGCCGGCGGCAGACGAAAATTCCTACGGCGAGCGGCGTGACTCTGGCACCGGCGCTGCCGGCGCCGGCGGCGATCGTCCAGGCGTCGCGCCTCGTGGCGGGGCGCTGCCGCGCAACGGCTCGGGCGGCATCACGTCCGGCGTGCGCAATAGCGACATGGACGACGACATTCCATTCTGAGGGCTGAACCCGTGGCTGAGACGTTTCTTGACGGCAAGGTTGAACTGCATTGCGGGGATTGCCTTGAGGTGATGCCGACGCTGCCGGAAAATTCTGTCGATCTCGTCGCGTGTGATCCTCCATATCATCTGCAATCGATCGTCGATCGGTTCGGCAAGGAAGGCGCGGCGCCGGCGCAAGATGAGCGCCAGGGCGGCGCATTCGCGCGCAAGTCTCGCGGGTTCATGGGGCAGGATTGGGACGGCGGCGACATCGCTTTCCGTCCCGAGGTGTGGCGGCAAGCGCTTCGCGTCTTGAAGCCCGGCGGGTTTCTGCTCGCGCACGGATCATCGCGCGGCTACGGCCGCATGCAAGTCGCAATCGAGGACGCCGGGTTCGAGACTCGGGATTGCGTTCTCGAAATTCTCGACACTGATCCGCGCGTTGCGGCATTCGTTAATTCACTAGACGACGCGCAGCGCGTCGCCTTCCTGCAAATCGCCGTCGAGTCGTCGGATGTCGGCGGTTTGCTGGCATGGATTTATGGCAGCGGGTTTCCGCACTCGCACAACGTAGCGCTCGATTTTGAAAAAGAGTTGTGCACCGAGTCCAAGGGCGCCGGCGGCGTCACTGTCTGGCACTATGTCGACGACGGCGTTGAAATGGCGCGCGAGGCGCCTTTCCGCAGTGACATGGCGAATGCCTGGGCGGGCTACGGCTCGGCGCTCAAGCCGGCCTTTGAGCCGATTGTGATGGCGCGCAAGCCGATGGTCGGCAGCATCGCCGAGAATGTCCGGCTATGGGGCACCGGCGCCATCAATCTCAACGCGTTGCGCGTCGGCAAGCGCTATCCGTCGAATGTCATCCACGATGGCAGCGCGGCCGTCCTGGGCGCGTTCCCGGCCGAAACCGGCAAGTCGTCCGGCGGCGGCATGAAAGACTTGCGCAACGGCGGCAAGCTGTTCGGTGGCGCCGGCTCGGGCTTAAAAAACGTCACGGCCGCCACCGGCTACGGTGACTCCGGTTCGGCCGCTCGCTTCTATTACAGCCGCAAGGCCGATGCCGATGACAGACTCGGTTCAAAGCATCCGACCGTCAAGCCTGTCGACGAAATGCAATACCTTGTGCGCGGCTTCTCGGCGCCTGGGCAAGTTGTGCTCGATATGTTTGCCGGCACCGGCACAACCGGCGAGGCCGCTTTCCGCGAGGGCCGCCGCGCCATCCTGATCGAACGCCATCCGCCATATCAGGCGGACATCCGCCGGCGCATGGCGCTGTGCCTCGCCGGGCCGGATGAACGCAAGCGCGAGTCGATCAAGGCGGCCGGCGATGAAAAGCCGTTCGGCGCGGACTCGCTGTTCGCGGGGCTGGTGGTATGAGCGCGATCTTTTCGCCCTGCCGGACCTATCGCTATCGCCTTGATCGCGAGGTGCAGCCCGAGGGCGTGACGGCGGCCGTGTTGATGGTGAACGGTTCGGACGCCGCCGAGCAATCCAATGATCAGACGGTGCGCAAGTTGATCGGGTTCGGCGAGCGCTTCGCGTGGCGTCGTTTCATTATCGGAAACAAGTTCGGGTTTGTCTCAAAGGACATCAAGGCGCTGCGCTCGGCGCATGATCCGATCGGGCCGGACAATGACCGGCACCTAGAGCAGATCATGCGCGATGCCGACGTGCATGTCGTCGCCTGGGGCGCGCTGGCGAAGCTGCCGGAAACTTTGCGCAAGCGCTGGATCGATGTTGTGCGCATCGCCGATCGCGTCGGCTGCGACCTGTATTGCATCGGCGTCAATGACGACGGGCACCCGACGCATCCCGTTATGACGGGTTATGACGTGCCGCTGACAAAGTGGCGCGCGCCATGGTTTCCAAACCGCAAGCCTGCGAGGCGACTCAATGAATGGTGAGCATAAGGCTGTTTTCAACGATACCGAACCCGATGCCGATTACGTCCTTTGGATCACAAAGGACGGCGAAAACGAAATTGAGCACGCGCGCTTGATGGTGCCCGGCTCGCAATTGGAGGGCGACTCCAATGCGTGAACCGGCCGCCGAGCGTTACGTGACTACGGCGGCGCTGCCGTCGCCGTATGATCGCGAGTTGCTGACAATTCTAATCGAAGAATGCGCCGAGGTTGCGCAACGCGCGACCAAATTGTTGCGGTTCGGCGCGGCAGAGACTCAACCTGGGCAGCCGCTCAACAATGTTGAGAGGCTATCGGAGGAAACCGGCGATCTCCGGTGCATGCTTGCACTGCTACAGCGCCGGCGTCTGATTTCGGGCGGACACGTCGCGGTCGGGTTTATGCGCAAGCGATCTCAGCTTGCCAAGTTCATGCAAGAGCAACCGGAGTCCGACGCATGACCGGGCCGGATGCAGAGTTCGCAATCGCGTCGACGCAAATGCTGTTGCCCGTCGCGCGCCTCGCGGTCGGCGCCGTGGTGTTGCTAGGCGCGGCGCTGATCCTGATGGCCGCCGCATGGTGCATCGCCCGCCTCGCCCGCGCCGGGGCGTTCATTCGTTTTCTGGAAAGGTTGCACTGATGTCTGAGGCACGCATAGGCGACTGGATTCAGACGTTCAGTGGCGGGCAATTCTGGCCGCTTGATCCGCGGCCCGAGGAAATCGAGGTAATCGACATCGCGTCTGGCCTCGCCAAAGAATGCCGTTTCGCCGGGCATTGCCTGCGCTTCTATTCGGTCGCTGAGCATAGCGTGCTGATGTATCGCCACGCCAAGGCGCGCGACGCAAATCTGCGGCTTCGCCGCGCGGTTCTATTTCATGACGGCTCGGAAGGACTCGGGCTGCGCGATATTCCGCGGCCGATCAAGCGTGATCTCGGCGAGTATAAGGCAATCGAACGCGGCGTCATGGGCGCCGTAGCGCGCCGGTTCGATTTCGATTTTCCATTTCATCCGTTCGTAAAGGAGCTTGATGAAGCAATCGGCCTCGCCGAGCAGATGCAAAACATGGCGCCGTCGCCGGCGCCTTGGTTCCAAACCGCGCGGTTCGATGCACCGGCGCCGCTGGCCGTGATGCTGGAATACTGGCCGCCTGATCGGGCGATGGTCGAGTTTCTGAGCGCTGCCGCCGAGTTGGGTTTGCTGCAATGAGCAACCGCGGCGAGGGCTTCACAGTCGAAACGGTGCGGCGCCGCGCGCCGAATGCAGACTACGCCTCAAAGCCGGGCGATGCCCGGCGCTCGGGCCGTATCGATCGCGCGCGCGGGCAAGCGGTTGTGACGATCGAGTTCAAGGACTCGTCTGCGCAAATCGAGGCGCGGCTTGGAGTCGTGGTTGTCGGCGCCGTCACGCATGACGTTACCACGGGCAATTACTTTTGGGCCGTATTCCTGCCGATGATGTCGAACGTGCCGCGGCCGGCGCTCGATGCCGAGAAAGCAAAGGGCGCCATCGCGCACAAGGTTCGCGAATGGTGCGAGGCCGCCGGCCTGATCAGCGTGCGGCGGCGGGGTTAGGTTAATGGCCGCGATGCTGATCGATCCGCTAGTTTCGTTCGACTCGATTTCGATGGCGGAATTGAACCGATGCCTTGTCGCGTGGCAGCACAAGATGGGGCCTTGGCAGCGTCCGAACTACGGCGCACAGGCGTTTCACGGCTTGCGCCATGACGGCGTGCTGGTCGCGGTGTGCGCAGCTGCGCCGATGATCCGAGGCGAGACGGTCGGCGGCTTGACCCGTGATGACGCGTTTGAACTTGGCCGCGTCTGCGCCGAGCGCCGCGATCTCTGCCGCGTCGCACTGCGCTTGTGGCGCGAATTTGTATTTCCGAGCATGTGCCGAGCGCACGGGTGGCGATGGGTAATCAGTCACCAGGACGCGGCGCTGCACTCGGGCGGACTCTACCGCTTTGACGGATGGGTAGCGCTCGGCACGTCGCGCAGCGGGACGGATCAGCGCTCGGGCCGCAAGGGCCGTAGCAAGGTCGTTTGGGGATGGTCCCGAGATCGCGCGGCCATGGACGAGAGGCGGTCGCCGTGAAGCTGGCAACCGGCCTTGCCCTCTTGCTCGGGCTGATCCTCGGCGCTGCCGGCGTCGCCGGGCTGCGCGATCTCGACGCCACGGCGCGCCAAGTGTCGCGCGCTATCAAATCTGACATGCGAAGAGCGGTTGAGATACGCCGCGACATGGAGCGCCCGCAATGAACCCCGAACCCCGCTCCGATGGGGCGCCCCTGGAAAAGATCACGCCGCAAGACTTGTGGAATGCGGCGGTCGTCGAACATGAGCGTTCCGCGATCTCCCGCGACGCGCTGTTAAGGCAGGCGGCCGAGTCCGATCAGCGCAGCGAAGCCGGGCGCGCCGAACTGCGCTCGGCGGCTGCCGCGCATGGTCGGCGCGTCGCGGTATTCGAGAAAATCGCAAACCTGATCCGGCGCGCTTTTGACGACGCGGAAATCCTAGCGCGTCTGCGCGAAATCGACGCCGAGGAACGGCGCGTCGCTGCCGAGGATAGCGAACCCGAGGCGGACGCGGCCGATGCGTAAGATTGTAAAATTTCCCGGCAATCCCCGCCCGGCGGTTCGGCAGGCATTGCCGGCGGCCTTGCTGATCCTGCCCGTGATCCGAATCGAGGGCGAGCAAGAGACGCCGCGGCGCCGGCGTGCACGGCGCCGCAGAAAATGACGCGCTTTACCGACGACGAGTTGCACGCGCTCAAGGCGCGGCAGCCGGTCGACGCCGTTGCCGGCGCATGGGTTCGGCTGCGCCGTCGCCCAGGCGGCAAATTTATCGGGCCGTGCCCGATATGCTCGGCGCGCGATAGCTCTAAGACCGCCAGCCGTTTCGAGTGCACCGCGGATAAGTGGGTTTGCGCCGTGTGCCAGGACGGCGGCGACGTGATCAAGCTAATGCGGATGCGCGAGGGCTTGGATTTCATTGCCGCGGTTGAACGCCTCGGCGGCATGCGCGGCGAAACCGTCACGCCGTCGATCGCCGAGCGCCGCGGACTGCAGGACTACGCCGCCGGCGTGAGCGATGACCCTCTAAACGTTCCGCCGCACTATGACGCGGACCCGGCGCTAGTGCGCGCGTGGTTCAAGGGATGGCGCAAGGGGAGAGATCGCGCCGATTATGAGCAATTCGCGCGCGAGCGCGAACGCGCCCGGTTGTATGACTTTTGGGCGGGGCCGAAAGGGCGCGACGGCGGACGCCGGCCGATCTCGCAACACTGGCAGGGCACGCTGGTCGAAACCTATCTTGCCGACCGCGGCATCATTGTCCCTGACAACGCGAGGCTGCGCTATCACCCGTCAATGCCGTCGTTTTGCGATGGCAGCGAAGATGAGCCGGTGCTTGCGCATCGCGGGCCAGCGATGCTCGCCGCCATCCGCGACCCGGCCGGCCGCTTTGTCGGGCTGCATATCACTTGGCTTGATCCGGCCGGGCCGAAAGGCAAGGCCGTCATATGCGACCCGCGCGACGGTTCGGCGCTGCCGTCGAAAAAGGTGCGCGGCTCCAAGGCCGGCAATTATATCGACCTGGGCGGCGCTGATCCTGCCACGGCCACGCGCATGATCGCCGGCGAGGGCATCGAAACCGTTCTATCGGTCTACACGGCGATGGTGCGGGCCGGCCGGGACGTGTCGGGAATCATTTTCAGATCTTCGGCCGATCTCGGCAACCTTGCTGGCAAGGCGCTGGAAACGCTGCCGCACCCGGAACTGAAAACCGAGAAGGGCCGGCCGCAGCGCGTGCCGGGGCCTGATCCCGACATCACGTCGCCGGCGATGCCGGTGCCGGATCAGGTCACAGAACTAACCTTGCTCGGCGACGGGGATAGCGACCCGTTTCTAACGCGCAACGCATTGCAACGGTCCCGCATCCGCCACGCTCGCCCAGGACGCGCCGTGCGCGTCCGCTTCGCGATCGACGGCCTCGACTTTAACGACATGCTACAGGGTGAGAAAAAAGAAAATGACTGAGGATGATCCTTTCGCCGCCATTGCCAACCTGATCGACGGCGACGACGCCGCGTCGCCATTCGACGCCGATGCCCCGCACCCCGCGCTTGGGGGGTCCCCTGATGCGGGAGGGCTTGACGGTGAAGATGTCACACCGGCGGATAATCAGCGCCCGGCGGACGCCGATCAGCTACCGGCGGCGATCATTGAAGCGTGTTCGCAGGAACCGCAGAACGATACGGGCAACGGCAAGCGGTTGCTGGCGTGGTTCGGCGACTCTCTCTTGCACGTTCGCGATGTCGGCTGGCACGCCTGGGCAGACACGCGTTGGCTGCGCGAGGGCGGTGGTGAGATAGCGGTACGGCATGCGCAAACCACGGCGGCGCGCATCGTGCTTGAGGCCGACTTTATCGCGGCGTCGCCGAATGAGCAGAGCGCGATCGACGCCGGCGCCCAGGCGCAGCGCGCGCTAGATGATCTCGACAAGATCAAGACGCCGACCGCCGATCAGAGCGCGCAGCGCAAGCATCTGCTCGGGTTTGTAGAGGCCGGCGTTGAGGCTGCAATGGCCGTGAAGGCGCGCCAGATCGCGCGCCGAAAATATGCGGTTTCCTCGGGCAACACCGGCAAGGTCGACGGTATGCTAAAGCAGGCGTTGCCGCACCGTAGCGCGAGGGTCGACGACCTTGACAAAGACATGCTGGCGTTCAACGTCGAAAACGGGACGCTGCGCTTTGCCTACAGCGTTGAGCCTGATCCCGATGCGTCCGATCATTCGCAGGCGACGCGCAAGCGTTGGCGTGTCGAATTGCAGCCGCACAACCGCGCGGACGGCATCACAAAGGTTGCGCCGGTCATATATGACCCGGCGGCAAGTTGCCCGACGTTCATGGCGGCGATCTCACGCTTTCAGCCGATCGTGCCGGTGCGCGAGTTCGTGCAGCGCTATCACGGCTATGCCATGACCGGGCAAACCGGCGAGCAATGCCTTGTGTTCAACTACGGCACCGGCTCGAACTGGAAATCAACATTCGTCGAAATCGTCTGCCGCATCATGGGCGACTACTCGGCTACGCTGCCGTTTGAGTCGTTGGCCGGCGACGCGCAGCGCAGCGGCTCGCAAGCGTCGCCTGATCTCGCGCGGCTGCCCGGCGCTCGCCTTGTGCGCGCGTCCGAACCCGAGCGCGGCGTGCAGTTCAAGGAGTCGCTGATCAAGTCATTGACCGGCGGCGAGCCGATGCTTGTGCGGCAGAACTTCAAAGATTTTTTCGAGTTCCGGCCGGCATTCAAGATGACGCTATCGGGCAACCACAAGCCCGAGATCGGCGGCGTCGACCATGGCATTTGGCGGCGCATCCGCTTTGTGCTGTGGCCGGTCACGATTGCCGATCATGAAAAACGGCCGATGGATGACGTGATCGCCGAGCTATGGGCAGAGCGTTCGGGCATCCTCAATTGGCTGATCGCCGGCGCGCTGGATTACCTCAACGGCGGGTTGCGCACGCCGCAAGAGGTGATCGACGCGACGGCCGCCTACCGCGAGGAAATGGACCCGGTAGGTAATTTTATCGGCGATTGTGTTGAGGCGGTGCCGCCGTTGCCGGATGGCAAGCCGGCGTCGACCGTGCGCGCGCGGGCGATGTATGACGCATTCGACTCCTGGGCCTATGCGAACGGGGTGCGACCGTGGAAAGAAACGGGTTTCGGCAAAACCATGTCGGCGAAGGGTTTTCAAAAAGAGCGCAGCGCCGAGGGGCAAAAATATCTGCACGTCAAATTGAAAAACGTGCCGCAAGGCCGTCGACCGGCCGGCGCTGATCGCCCGCCGCACCCGGCAGACAGCGATGAGGTGCCGCTTTGAGTGTCAGGGGTAGGCTAGCATTGCGCCGCGCCACGCGCCTAGATCGCTTTAGCGTCGTCATGGCCGCGTCGTCACGGCAAAAGCGATGTAGGGATGCAAGGTTAGTGTTGGGTTGCCCTTTCACTCTACATCGCATTTTCCGCTTGTGGCAGTAAGGGCTTAGCGAAAGCTATGCAGGGATGTAGGGTTGGCCTAACTAAACGCGCGTGATCTTACATCGGGGGTTCGGGGGCCTAATTCAAAATCTCTCATATGTTAATCAAACTCACTCCCTACATCCCTACATTCAAGAGAAATAAGTATCTGAAAACATAAAAGGAAAAATTGGTGTTGGGTTCGCTATCACCCTACATCAACCCTACAACCCGACATGAACGAAAACGACAAGGGGCCAGCGACATGAAAAAAAATATCGACATCGAAAAACTTGCGCAGTGGGCGATGCGCGAGGAATTGCCGAAGGGGCAAGCCGTGTCATCCTCGCCCTGGGATTTGATCACGCGTTTCGGACAACTCGGCGTCACCGTGCAGAGCAGCGGATACGGCGGCGACGGGTTCGGGTTTGTGCCGGGCGCGCCGCACGCCGACGCGTTGATTGTCGCTGATGCGATCTCGGCGCTTGCGACCGATGCGCGCTTCAATGATGCTGCCGAAGTGTTGCCGTTGTTCGGCGAGTGGCAAGGCATTGCCGGCGATGCGGTCGACGCGATCGTGTGCGCTGTTTTCAATCCACGCTCTATCGTGTTGAGCAAAGCAATTCAATCGACGCGGCCGAAATGGGATTTCGAAACGCCGGCGCCGTATCGCATGATGATCCCGTTTCGCGATGCTGCCGGCGCGATGCGCGAGCGCCCGCTTGTGCACGGGACCGATGCGAAGGGCGATATTCTTTATCTGCAACCGCGACGCGGACGCGCGGCAATGCGTGATGGTGTTTATGATTTTGCGATGTCGCCGCGGTCGCCGCTGCGATGGGGCGACCCGTCAATGATTTCAGTAGGACACGCGCGCGCCGAATACGTCGCATGGCATGCGGCGCTTGTGTCGCTCGCGACAACGTTGAAAGGAAAGCTTGCGGAGTATGAACCGCAGGCGCCGGCCGTGATGCGCATGCCGTGGATCACGGGGCAAACACCGGCGTCGCGCGTGTTGCGCGCCGAGGTGCGCGAGGAAAAGGCGCCGGCAATCTTGCCGGTCGCGCCCAAGCGGCGCGCGCCGACTCAGCCGCTTCGCGCGGCGAACGGCCCGGCATGGCCGCGTTTGCAAGTGCCCGTCAATTAAGGGTTTCGCTGCAATCCTGTCATGGGTATTTGACCGGAACGGGGTGCTTGACATACACCGGACAAGTCCCAAAAGGAAAAAACAAAACCCGCCCGCGCCCGCCGGCGGGTTTTCGCATTCAAGGCGGTGCGTCATGGTCAAGTAACGCGCGAGCGAAAACGTTGAACAGTGTAGCCGTTCGCCGAGGCGACATATCGGCTTGATTGATGGAAACAAGACCTATCGGACAAAGCGCCCGGTCCCGAGGCCCGTAAATATCGGACACCAATTTTTGCAGAGCGGAGTTGATGGGCGATGATCAGCGAAATCAAGGTTGGAGATTTCGCCGACGTGCGCGCCGTAGTGATGGCGCGCGAGGGCAATACCATCACCGTTCGCATTCCAGGCACATGCGCCTTGCATCAGATCGATGTCGGCGCGCATGCAATTCAGAACGTCACGGCGCGGTCGCCAGAAGCAATCGCGGCCGATGTCGTTTTCAACTCTTACGCGGCGCACTCGCCGCAATCTCTCGGCTCGCATCGCGCGTGACTCGTTCCTCATTCAAGAGCGAAGGCATTCCGCGAACGTACAGCTTCACGCCGTGACGCGAGCCGATCTAAACACTCGCGAGAGTTAAGCTAGGCTGAAAAAGCGCCGGCGATAATTCTCCCGAGCATCAACCCGCGCGCGGCATCCGGCCACGCATCACAAGACAAGCACGCTCAAGCGGACAATGGCCTAGGCATCGGGCCGCCTCTGATTGCGTCGCATTGGTCTAGCTCAGCGAGATCGCTTTGCGTGCGGGTTGATTTCTTTTCAGCGCAGGCCGGAAGCCCGGCCCGGTCTATCGCAACGTTTCCGGCAAATCGGGCGATCAGGTCGACAACAGAAGCCGGCGCGCACGGTTGACCAACAGGTTGCCAGAAGCGCGACAATCAAGGGGCATGTCATGCGGCGGTTGATTGGAAAGCTAATCGCGCCGATCTCGCGTGTGACGCTGCTAACTGCAATGATCCGCCTTGCCACTTTCGGCGGCGCGATGGTGCCGGCCGTGGCGGCAACTATCGTGCTCTATGTCTGCGGCGCGAGCGTGCATCTGATCATGGCCGTGTTGCTCGGCATCGCCGCGGCTGGCGTCTACCTCGGGCGGCGTATCACCACGCCGGCGGCCTAGGGCTATGTCGTCCGACGCCGGCACGTTCGTTATCAATGTCCGTGATGACATAACGGCATTCATGGGCAAGATAGACTTTTGGCAGCGCGAGAGTATCCCGTTTGTTACGGCCTATGCCCTGACAAAGACCGCGGAGGAAATCAAAGAGGAAGAAATCAGCGTCATGGCGCGGGTGTTTGATCGCCCGACGCGGTTCACGTTGAATGCCCTCTTTGTGCGGCCGGCGACCAAGACGCATCTGCAAGCGGCGGTTGGCTTCAAGGATGGCTTCGGATCAGTGCCGGCGTGGCGCTATCTTGGTCCCGAGGTAGAGGGCGGCCCGCGAGTTAAGAAAGGTTTCGAGCGCGCGCTTGAACGTGCGGGCTTGCTGCGGCCGGACGAGTTCTGCGTACCGGCGCGCGGCTGCAAGCTGGACAGTAACGGCAACATACCGGGATCGCTGATCGAGCAGATGCTTTCCGGCCTCAGTGCCGCCGAGCAGAGCGCCGGTTACATGGCGAACATCACGGCGCGATCAAAGAAGCGCAATCCGCGCCGTGGCCTGTATTTCATCTTACGCGCCACCAAGGGCGCGCCCGATGGCATCTATACACGGCTGCCCGGCGGCCGTGCCATCCAGGCGATGATCCTGTTTGTAGGGCAACCGCAGTACAAGAAGCGCTTCCCGTTCTATGAGACGGCGACTTGGATATTCCAAAGCCAGTTCGCAAAGCACTGGCGCCAAGGCTGGGCGCAATACGGCGGCTACCGCAAGGATGGCGGCTACCGCAAGGCAGGCTGATAAAGCCCGGCCCCGCAGGCTTGGGTCCTTCCTAGGCCCCGTACCCCTCGCGGGTAATTCGCACCCCGAGGGTCCGCCAGTATGCGGGTCCCGATTTCACGGTTGACAGAGTTGACAAGTGGCAACCGAACCCGTTGACAGCCCGAGCGCACCGCCCGCCGCGGTTATGTGGTCGATTGGCGAGATCGCCGATCGCGACCGCGTTTCAAAGCAGGCGGTTTCGAAAAAGGTTGGCGCGCTCGTCGACCATCACGGGCTTGAGGTAACGCGCGACGGCCGCGGGCGGATCAGCGCCGTCAACGTCGCGCAATACGATGTTTTGCGCGAGCGCTACGCCGACGCGACCAAGGCCCAGGCGCCGCGCGAATTGCCGCTAACCGGCGGCACCGGCGTCGGCGCGAAGCGCGGCGCCGATAGTCTTGAGGAAGCGCAGCGGCAACGCGCGTGGATCGACGCCGAGCGGGCGCGAATGCAACTCGCCGCGGCGCGCAAAGAATTGCTGCCAGCGACCCGCTTTAACCAGGCGCTAGACGAGTGCGGTGCGCAGATCGCGCGCATCATTGATCGCCTAGCAGGATCATCCGACGACATCGCCGTTTCCGCCGGCCGCGATGGTGCCCATGGCGTCCGCGTGTTGCTCAAGTCGATCGCGCAACGGATGCGCGACGATGTTGCAACCGCGCTCGCCGCCATCGCGGCCGAGGCGCCCGAGCTAGAGGAACCGCAAGGCCAACAGGAGGGACTCATTCCGGGCGGCGCGGACGAATGAACCAATGCGCGCAGTGCCGGGCTATCTCAATCCGCGAAAGCTAATCGCTGCCCGGCTTGCCGCTGCTATCCGCCCGCCGGCGCGCATGCCGTTTGACAAGTGGTTGCCGAGCAACATTGTCCTGATCGACGGCCCGCAAGCCGGCGAGCTTTGGAGTGCAGACGGCGCGCCGTATCTGCCGGGCATCGCCGCATGCATGTCCGATGATCACCCGTGCAATCTCGTCACGGTTCGCAAGTGCCAACAATCCGGCGCGTCGATCCTCGCGCTAGGTTGGGGCCTGTATGTCGCCGATCAAGAGCCGGCGAACATGCTCTATTGCGTGCCGGGCGACGAGGCGAAAAAGGCGCTGAATAATACCAAGTTTCAGCCCTTGACCGACGCCTATCACAAGCGCGTCGGGCGCACCGTGATCCTGCCGCAAATGTCGCGCTCGGGCGACGGGTCGACGACTTATGAGAAGCGCTTTCGCGGCGGCTTCCTGAAAATCGGCAACGCCAACAGCGTCATGGATTTGTCCATGATCACTGTCCGCAAAGGCGTCAAAGACGAGGTTTCAAAGTGGCAGGATATTCCGGGGTTCGGCGATCCTGAGACGCTGTTTTTCGGACGCTTCACCGCGCATCGCCGCGTCGCCGACTGGAAAATTCTAGAAATCTCAACGCCCGAGGTCGACTCGGGGCTTGATGATTTGGAGGATGCCGAGGGGCATTGCCGCATTGATCGCTCGTTTCGCGCGTCCGATCAGCGCTACTGGCATTGCCAGTGCCCGCATTGCGGCGTGTTTTTCGTTCACCGCTTCGAAAATCTGCGGATCGACGCGAGACACCCGCACCGCAGCGCGTATCAATGCGAGTGCGGCGACCTGATCAGCGAAGCGGAGCGGGTTGTCGCCGTCCGCGGCGGGCATTGGGAATCGATCCTGCCCGAGGATCAGCGCGAGGGCCGTCACCCCGGCTTTCACGTCGACGCGTTTATTTCGCTGATGATGTCCTATGGCGCCATCGCCCAGGACTGGATTAACGCGCGAACCGAAACGGAAAAAAAGGCGTTCTACAATCTTGTGCTCGGGCTGCCGTACAAATACGGCGGCGACGCGCCGGATCATGTGCGCCTCGCCGAGCGCAAAGAGGCTGACTTGATCCGCGGCCACGTTCCGCCGCGCGGCTTGATGATAACCGCATTTGCCGACGTGCAGATGCGCGGCATATGGTTGCTGATCCGCGCGCATGCGCCGAACCGCGAGTCATGGGTCATTGAGGCCGAGTATATCGACGGCGACACCGCATCCGCGGAGGGCACCGCGTTCGAGCAGCTGCGCAAGAAAACGATAGACCGGGAATTTCCCGACGCGTTCGGCGGCAAGCGGACGATCGACGCGCTTGCCGTCGACTCCGGTTATCGCTCGCATGTCGTTTACAGTTGGGTGCGCAAGCATCAGCGCGTGCACCCGCTCACGGGACATGATGTCATCTTGGCGACCAAGGGTCTCAAGGGTTGGAATCGTCCGGCCCTCGGGCAGCCGACGCTTGTAGATATCGACATGGACGGCAAGGTTGTCCGTCAAGGCGTCAAGGTTTGGGGAATCGGCACTTGGCCGCTTAAGTCGGGGCACTACACCAACTTGCACCGGGAGAAAGACCCGCAAGAATTGGTGTATCCCGATGGCTATTGCCATCACGGCGCATGGCTTGATGAGGTTTTCTTTCGCCAGATCACGGCGGAATATCTCAAAGAGGTTCGCTTTCGCGGCCGTGTGACCGGCCGGGTTTGGGATAAGACAGGCCCGAACCATTATCTTGATTGCTATGTCGGATGCGACGCGCTCGCGGAATATCTCGGCATTTCGATCACAACCGCCGAGGCTTGGGCCGCGCTCGCCGCGGTGCGCGGGTTGCCGCCTGACTTGAGTCGGGTCGACCTGTTCACCGCGCGATCGGACGCGCCGCCGGCGCCGGCTGCACTGCCACGCGCCGAGGCAGAGCCGGCGCAAACCGAACCGGACGGCCGCAAGCCGGCAGGCTGGCTTTCAACCCGGCCCGCCGGCCGCTGGCTTCGCTGATAGAAATTGTTTCGTACGAAACAAAAAGGAAAAGACGAAAATGGCTAATCCGCCTCTTGTGATTATCGTTGGCGCCGACAAGGGCGGCGTCGGCAAAACGATGGTTTCGCGCGCGTTGCTTGACTACCTGAAAACCAACGGCATCGAACATCGCGCGTTCGATACAGAAACCCCGGCCGGCGTGCTCAAGCGCTTCTATCCCGAAAAAACCGAAATCGTGGATTTCACGGACTCGGATGGGCAGATGAAAGTGCTGGACACGCTCGGCGCGGCCATCACCGTCATCGACATTCGCGCCGGCCTGTTGACGCCGACCCTGCAGCTGCTCGCGCAGATCGGTTTCATCGATCCGGCCAAATGCCGGATAGTGGTGTTGCACGTCCTAGGCAACACGCAATCATCCATGGATGAGGTGAAGGCGATCACCGCGAGCCTCGCCGGCGCGCGCTATGTCGCGATCGGCAACCGCATCAATGATACCAAGTTCGACTTTCCGGCCGCCGCGCTTGACATTCCGATGCTGAATGCGCGCGCGTGCGAGAACGTCGACGCCGCGAGCGCGTCGTTTTTCAGCTACATCAACGGCACGGCATCGGCCGTGTTGCGCGGCTACGTCAAGCATTGGCTCGGCGTGGTGTTTGCGCAGTTTGACTCGGTGCAGATCGTCACGCGCTAGAATTTTCCACCCAGGGGCGTCCGCCGTTACTGCCGTCGCAACGGTTGCGGAGAACGGCGCCCCGCCATCAGAGCCGTGCCAACCCGAGGGCGACGCGTCGGGAAGGCAGATGTTGGAGCAAAGGCACGTCCCGACTGAAGGCAAAGAAATCGGCGACCAACCAAGCCCGCTGTAAGGCGATGGGGCGAAACATCGTCGGCAGTCTGCAAGCTGCCAAACCAATTTAGATGCGAGTGAGTTCAACGGCGGCTTTCGTACCCGTCAGGACCCCTTTAGGCCGACAATCTCGCATCTTTCGCGCGCCGGGCGACGGCGCGCAAACCCCGCGGCGCATTGCCCCCTGCCGCGGCGGCGCCGGCGCTGATGCTCTTTGAGCGTCGCGCCGGCCTTTCAATTTTCGTGTGAAGGAAACCGAACGCATGGCTTGGACTCAATCCGACCTTGATGCGCTTGATAGCGCGATCGGGCAGGGCGTTCGCACCGCGACCTATCAATCCGGTTCGGTCACCTATCACTCGTTTGATGACATGATCCGGTTGCGCAAGTTGATGCAAGCCGAGGTTGGCGGCACCGCGCCGGCAACGCGAACCGTCGGCGCTTTTGATAGCGGCCTCGGGCATGGGTTTCTATTTAGCGCCGGATGGCACCGCCGATGAAATCGAATTTCCTTGATCGCGCCATCGAATACGTTGCGCCGGTCGCTGCCGCGAAGCGCCGCGCCGCGCGTACGTTGATGGCGTATGACGGCGCCTCGCGGACGCACCGCACCTCATTCAAGCCGATCGCGTCGACCAGCGCGAACACTGAAATTGCGATGTCGCTGCCGCGCTTGCGCGACGTGTGCCGCGATTTCGGCCGCAACAATCCGACTGCAGCGAACATTCACGGCGTCATTCCGGCTTACACGGTCGGCGCCGGCATCATTCCGTCGCTCAAATCGGACAGCAAGGCGCAAAAGAAAAAGGTTCAAAGCCTGATCATCGATCACCTTGACACGCCGGCGATCGACTTTGACGCGCGCTTGAACCTGTATGCGCTGCAAAGTTTGGCGCTGCGCACCGTTGTCGAAAGCGGCGACGCGCTCATTGTGCGCTATCGGCCGCCGGCGCGCTTGCGCCTCGCCGTGCCGCTGCAAGTTCGCTTGCTTGATGCGGATTATCTGGACGCGCTGAAAAACGGCCCGGTCGCCGGCGGCAACGTTTGTTTCCAGGGAATCGAATTTGATGCCGATGGCCGCCGCGTCGCCTATTGGCTGTATGAGGAACATCCCGGCGGCGGCGTGACGTGGCGCATGCCGCAATCCAAGCGCGTTGACGCGCGCGATGTCATCCACCTGTATCGGCAGGATAGGCCGGGCCAAGTCCGCGGCGTGCCATGGGGCGCGCCCGGCGTTATGACGATGTGGGACCTTGGCGACTATCAATCAGCCGAGATCATGCGCCAGAAAATCGCGGCGTGCTTCGCCGTGTTTTTCACCGGCGGCGATCCGGGCGGCCTCGCGCAAGGCGCTGTCTCGGGTCGAAGCGACGCCGGCAACCCGGTCGAAACGCTTGAGCCGGGCATGATTCAGCGCTTGCCGAGCAATTCGACGGTCACAACGGCCTCGCCGCCGCTGATGCAGGGCTATCCCGATTTCATCAAGGTCGGCGACCGCCGAGTGTGCATTGCCTACGGCGTGCCGTATGAGGTCGGCACCAACGATATGAGCGGCGTTTCGTTTATCTCGGGTCGGCTCGGGCGCATCAGCTTCAATCTCAACATCGACCAATGGCGATGGCATATGCTGATCCCGCATCTTTGCGTCGGCATCGGCAATTGGTTTTTGGAAGCGGCGACCGTGCCGCTCGGGCGCGCGCCGGCCGTAACAATGAGTTGGACGCCGCCGCGCCGCGAAATGGTTTCGCCGAAAGACGAAATCCCAGCGATGCGCGACGCGACCCGCGCGGGCTTCATTCCGCAGAGCGAGCAAATCCGTTCGCTCGGGTTTGATCCTGATGCGGTGCGGCAGGAATACGCCGACGACGCGAAAGCGAACGACGACGCAAATCTGCGGTTCGACTCGGATGGCCGCTTTCCGCTCAATACGCGCGCGAGCGAAAACATCACGCCGGCGGCAGATGATGCCGGCGGCAACGCAAACGATACCGGCGGCGACAACCCGCCGAAAGATCAGGGACAGAATTGATGGAAAACGATTTGCTGATCGGCGGCGAAATTTGCCTCTATGGCGATGTCGGCGACACCTGGGGCGACGGCTTTCTAGTGCCCGACGTGGCGCTTGCCCTCGCCGCGCATGGTGACGGCGATGTAACCGTGCGCATCAATTCCGGCGGCGGCATCGCGACCGATGGGCAGGCGATGTTTTCGCTGTTCAAGTCGCATCCGGGCAAGGTCACCATGATCGTCGACGGCGTTGCCGCCTCGGCGGCATCGCTGATCTACATGGCCGGCGACGTGCGCCAGATGCGGCAGGGCGCCATGCTGATGATCCATGATCCGGCAACCATCACCATCGGCAACGCCGCCGCGCACGCAACCGCCGGCGCCTTTCTCGACAAACTCGCGGACAACTATGCCGGCGTCTACGCGCGCGCCTCGGGCAAGACTCCCGATGATGCGCGCACCATCATGAAAGCGGAAACGTGGTTGACGGCGGATGACTCCGTTAAGCAGGGTTTCGCGACTGACGTGCTTGGCGATGCGGTCGCCAAGATGGCTGCATTCGACTATCGCGGCGTTTACATGCACGCGCCGGCGACCTTGCCGCAGCGCGCCGCCCGGCCGCGCCGCGAGTTGACGACTGCAGCGACGACCGCGCTTGAGGCTCGGCTTGCCGCAGTTGAAAAACAGATTGAGTCCGCGGATGCGGCAACCATCGCCGCCGTGCGGATGGCGATGCGGCAGCGCTCGCTGATCATCACCCGCTAAGGTTTTCCAGAAGCGTTCTAAGTCCGCCACCTACGATTCCCGCCGGGGCCGTAGGAATGAGGCGCTATGCCCCGGCTTTTTCCCCAAGAGGATCACAGCACTATGTTCAAGCTGAGCTTCAATCACAAGCTGGCGGCGCTTGCCCTTGCCGTCGCGGCCGTTGCCGTTGCCATCACGTTCGGCGCGCCCGACGCGTTCGCGCACGCCGTTTCCCTTCATGATCATCCGGCGCTTGTGACGGCATCGGCCGCGCTGATCGCGATGCGTTCCGAGCATGCGACGCTGACTCAGTCCGCTGCCGCCAAGTTCGCCGAACTGAAAGACGGCCTGCCGGCCGATGTCGTCGCGCGGATCAATACCGAACACGCCGAGATCGTGCAGAAAATCGCCGACGTGCAGGCCAAGATTACCGCCGAGGAAGCCAAGGCGCCGCCGGCAGTGAAGCCCTGGGCGCATGCGTTCTATATGTCGGCAGCCGTCGCCAACATCGAACTTTCGACGCTCAACACCATCGTTGCCGAAAGCGTCGATCTCGCCGCGGCGAAGGATCGCTTGATCGACGCCATGGCGAAAGCCGGCAACGCCGACAAGCCCGCCGGCAACGGCGCGCGCGCCGACGTTGGCACCGAGGCGACCGCCAAGTTTGTCACCGGCGCAACCGCGTCGCTGCTCAACAAGGTGACCATGTTCTCCGACAAGGGCAAGCCGGCCGGCGAGCGCAACGAGTTTTCCGGGATGAGCCTGCGCGAACTGGCGCGCGTGTCGCTCGATTTGCGCGGCATCCGCAACATTCCCTATGACTCGATGACGATGGTGCAAATGGCGTTCGCGCCGATCGGGATGGCCGGCGCGCTGTCGACCAGCGATTTCACCAATATCCTCGCGAACGTCGCCAACAAGGCGATGCTCAAGGGCTATGAGGAATCGCCCGAGACGTTCGACAAGTGGACCGGCAAGGGCACACTGACGGATTTCAAGGCCGTGTCTCGCGTCGATCTCGGGCTGTTCCCGTCGCTTGCCAAGGTGCAGGAAGGCGCGGAATACAGCTACGCCAAGATGAGCGACCGTGGCGTGACGCTCATTCTGGCGACTTACGGCAAGATCTTCCCGATCACGCGGCAGGCGATCATCAACGATGATCTCGGCGCGTTCACCAAGATTCCGGGCAAGATGGGCGGCGCTGCGCGGCGCACGGTCGGCGATCTCGTTTACGGGCTGCTCACGGCCAATGCGGCGTTCCTGGGCGGCCAGCCACTGTTCCACGCGAGCCGCAACAACCTGATCACTGGCGCCGGGTCGGCGTTCGCGGTGGCGGCGCTCGACAAGGCCCGCACGGCAATGGGCCGGCAGACCGATCCTGACAACATCAAGCAGGGCCTCAACATCCGCCCGGCTTATTGCCTTGTCCCGATCACCTTGGAGGGCACGGCGCTGCAAACGTTTGCGTCGCGCGCCGAACCCGGCCAGGAAAACCCGGCTATCGCAAACCGCGTGGCCGGCATGGCCGAGGTGGTTAGCGAGGCCCGACTCGACACCGCGTCGACTACCGCATGGTATCTCGCCGGCAACCCGGCGCAGTATGACACCATCGAGGTTTCCTACCTCAACGGCGTCGAAACCCCGACGCTTGAGCAGAAGGAAGGCTGGAACGTCGACGGCGCCGAAATGAAGGTGCGGCTTGACGCCGGCGTGTCGACGCTGGATTTCCGCGCGCTGCTCAAGTCGGACGGCAACGGCTAATCCACGCCGAGCATCAAGAGGCCGTGCCGCTCGCGCGGCCTCTTTTGCGTTCCCCCCCAAAATTTCATCAATGCGCGCATTGATCCGCGCAAAACGGAGATACCCGAATTATGAAAAACTTTGTGAAACCCGGCGACGTTCTTGAGGCGCCGGCGCCGGCCGGCGGCGTTGTCAGCGGCGACTTCGCGCTGATCGGGACGATCGGCGGCATCGCGACCGTCACCGCCGCCGATGGCGTGGTTTGCCCGTTCCAGCTTGAGGGCGTGTTTTCTCTGCCCAAGGCGACCGGCCAAGCGTGGACTCAGGGTGCCGCGCTCTATTGGGACGCCACCGCGAAAAAGTTCACCACTACCTCGGCAGGCAACACCCGCTATGGCTTCGCGGACGCCGCGGCCTTGGCCGCCGACACGTTCGGTAACGTCAACATCTACCCGCTGTAAACGCGCATGAATGTATTCGACGGGTTGCCGGCTGTCTTTGTCAGAGTGTTCGGCGAACCCGTCGACTACACGCCGGCGGGCGGCGTCACCAAGCGCATTCGTGCGATTTGGAATGAGACGCCGCTTTCCGTGCTGCTCGGCAATGAAGCGGTCGACGGCAGCAAAACTGAACTGAGTGTTTGGGAAACCGACATCGCGGCGCCGAAAGAGGGCGATGCGGCCGTGCGCGTCAAGAATGGCAAGCGCATGGTTTTGTCGACGCCGATCATGCCAGACGGCAAGGGCATGATTGTTTGCAATCTTACCGATTGAGGTGCGGCTATGGCTCAAAGCATGGGCAACGTCAATGTGCGCTTGCGCGATCTTTTGTCGACGGTGACGCTAACCGTCACCATGCCGGCCGCGTATGGCGTGCGCGTCGCGCTCGCGTGCGGCCTGATCCGCGCCGCTGCTTTCGTGCTCGGCATGAAAGTTTCCATTTTCAAGATCAGGCGGGGCGACGCATAACATGCCGGCGCCGCAACACGCTCGCACGCAAATTGCCGATCGGATCAAGGAAATTCTGACCGGGCTGCCGACGACGGGCGACAACGTTTTCAAGGGTCGCACCCGGCCGCTGCCGAAAAATCACCCGCCGCTGTTGCTGGTGTACGCGCGCAGCGAACAATCCGCGCCCGAGGCAATGGGCATTCTCGGGCGGCGCTTGCGGTTGCGTATTGAGGGCCGCGTGACGATGGCCGATGTGCCGGACGGCACGCTTGACCAGATCGCGCTTGAGGTTGAGCCGGCGATGGTCGCCGATTTCACGCTAGGCGGATTGGTGCGCGAGGTGACTCTGATCTCAACGACGGTCGAAACCGCAGCGCCGGGCGATGCGCAGGCCGGCGAAATCGGCATGGAATACGAAATCTTCTATCGCACGCGCGAGGACGCGCCGGCGGTAGCCATCAAGTAATTTTTTCTCACACCAAAAAGGCGAGGACAGAATGGCGAGCTATCACGGCAAAAACGGACTGGTAAAACTCGGCGCGACCGGCGGCAGCGCCGCGGTCGCCGAGGTGAAAAAGTTTTCCTGCAAAGCGGTCGCGGCGGTTGCCGACAATACGGCGATGGGCGACGGCTGGAAAACCCATATCGAGGGCGAAACCGTCAACAGTTGGTCCGGCTCGCTCGATTGCAACTATGATCATACCGACACCAACGGCCAAGTTGCGCTTGTGATCGGCGCATCCGTCACGCTCAATCTTTATCCCGAGGGTGCGCCGAGCGCCGCGCACTATCTGACGGGCAAGGCAACCATTACCGGGATCGATACCGGCGCGGATTCCAATTCGGCCGTGTCGCGCAGCTTCTCGTTTGAGGGCAACGGCGCGCTCGCCTGGGCAGTGCTGGCGTAAAACGATCCCAACACGCGCGCGCACAAAAAAAGCCGCGCGCGTTCCCATCCATTCGAAAAAAACCGGGACTCGATCGCAAAATGTCTGATCAGACGAATAAGTATCTCGCCGCCGCGACCGCGCACTACCGATCGCTCGGCACGCCATCCGCCAAAATTCCGGAATGGATTGTTGAAGGCGTGCCGCTCGAAATCTTCTGGACTCCGCTCAATGGCGTTGAGCGTGATGAGATTTTCGATGGTTCGGTCAAAGACCTTGAAGTTTTCATGCTCAAGGCGCTGACGGCCGACAAACAGAAAATGTTCACGCTTGCCGACAAGCCGGCTTTGCAGCGCCTTGTCGCGCCGCAGATCATCACCCGCGTCGCGCAACAGATGATGGCGCTGCCGACGCCGGCGGACGTTGAAAAAAACTAAGAGGCGATCCCGAGCGCCAGGTTTGGTTTGCGCTCGCGGATCGCATGGGGCGGCCTGTCTGTGAATTGCAGGCGGTGATGCCAATCACCGAGTTCATGGAATGGATCGCTTTTTTCAAAATTCGGAAAGAGCAGACGGAAAGTTGATCGATGGCCGGTGCAGAGGTTCTTCCAGTCGTATTGGACGGCGAGGACAAAACCGGCAGCATGTGGGCATCTTTCACCCGCAATGCCAAGGGCGGCCAGAGCGTCATTGAGCAGCTGAAAGGCGCGCTTGCGGGGCTGGAAACCGGCAACACCTCGGCGTTGTCAAGCCTCGGCACCGCCGCGCGCCTGTTGGCAAATCCGTATGCCGCTGCGGCGGCGTTTGTGCTCGGCGTCGGCGCTGCCGGCATCAAGACGGCGCATGATCTTTCGCTTGTCGGCGCGGCGGCGGATGAGATCAAAACCAAGGCGTCATACGTCGAAGCCTTGGGCGATGCGTTGAAAAAAGTCGGCGGCGACTCCAGCGTTGCGATCGATGGCCTGAAAAATCTGCGCTCGCAAGTCGACACGCAATCGCGCGATGGCGGCTATCTCAACAAGCTTTTTATGCTCAACGGCAGTTCGTTGACCGATGCTGCCGGTAAGCTGAAAACCATTGAACAGATTTACGCTGAGATCGGCGGCTTTATCCTTAAAGCCCATGACGGCACGCAACGGCTGGAAATCGCGACCAATGCCTACGGCTCGCAAGCCGCGCCGTTGATGGTGAAAGCGATTCAGGCCGGCGCCGACTCGCTCACGAAAATCACGAAAGCCGATATCGATCCGCTGATCCGGCAGAGCCAGGAGCTTGAAAAGGTTTGGATTAGCATCAGCCGCGAGGGTGATGGTTGGTTCGGCAAACTGTTGAAAGCCAATTCCGAGGCCGTCAGTTACAGCGCGTTGTTTTGGGCGTCGACCGTTGGCCGGTCGAAGCGTGCCGCCGAGGGCCTGTATCTCGCCGACAATCCCAACGCCCACCGCACCATGGACGCCGGTGCGGCGGACTCGTTCTATAATGCCGTTGGGGTCCCGTCGACAATTACGCCGTCGACGACGGTTATCGACAAAGCGACCGTAGCAACCGCCAAGCAAACTGCCGAGGTTCGCGCGCAGGCCGCCGCGGTCGATCTCGGCGCCGGCTCACTGGCGCGGCTGCAGACGCAAGCCAAGCTGCTCGCGGTGGCGGAAGAGTCGGGCATCCCGCTAACCCAAACGCTGCGCGACAAGATCGGCGGCTTGGCGACCGATGCCGGCAATGCCGCAGCTGCGCTTGCCAAGGCCAAGGTTGCGAGTGAAACGGCGTTCGATCGCAAGACGATTTTCATATCGCCGGAAGATAAGAAAATCGCCGAGCAACTAAAGGGCCTGTACGGCACGGATGTGCCGCGCGCGCTTGCCAGCACGGAAGCGGCGGCGCTGCGCGTTAACAGCGCATTGAAGTTCGGCCGCGACGTTGGCTTTGAACGCGGCGCGGCGTTTCTGACGCCGGAAGATAAGCAGATCGCCGAACAACTGCGCGGCCTGTACGGCACGGATATCCCGGCGGCGCTTAATAGTTCGGAGGCCGGCGCGCTTCGCCTTAACAACGTGTTCAAGGAGATATCCAACACCGGCCAGGACGTAAACCGCGGCGTGTTTGTGGATTTCACCACAAACTTGCGCAATGGCGTTCAATGGCTCGATAATCTGAAATCCACCGGCCTCAACGCGCTCGGCAAGATTTCGGACAAGCTGGCGTCGATGGCGGCGGATGGCTTGTGGAAAGCCGCGTTCGGCGGCAACGGCAATTGGCTGAGCAGCGTCGCCAGTATGTTCGGCATCGGCGGCGGCGGCGTCAATGCGAACGGTTCAATTACCGGTGCGGTCGGCGCAACGTCGGTTGGCGGCGCGCCGCTTGTTGGTGCCTTTGCCGATGGCACTAACAATGCGCCGGGCGGATGGTCGATAGTCGGCGAGCGCGGCCCCGAGATCATGAACGTCCCGAAAGGCGCGCAAGTCTTTCCTAACGGCCAAATCCCGGATTTTGGCTCTGGTGATTCCTCGCAGTTGGTTATGCAGGATAACCGAACCATAAATATCGGTTCTGGTGCGTCGCAAGAGACGGTCGCCACATTGCAGAGCGCGCTCGCGCAGGATCGTCGCGACCGATACGCCGATACGGTCAAGATCGTAGCAGACGCCAGGCAGCGCGGGATTCTCAAATGACCATTATCTATCCGCGCCCGTTCCCGACGCTGCGGTTTAACAACTGCGATTTCGCGCTTGTGCGAGTCGACGCGGTTAACCGCAGCCTTGGCGGCAATATCGACGCCTTTGAGTTGGCCGAACCTTATTGGTCAATGAATGCGGCGACCGTCAATCTTAGCATTGCCGATCGCGGCCGTTGGCAGGCATGGGCGGCGTCACTCAAGGGATCGAAAACGTTTTACGCGTTCGACCCTGACAAGGTTTACCCGGCTGCCTACGGGCCGGCGGTGTTGAACCTGATCCGCTACGGCGGCGGCGCGTTCGACGGCACCGCGACGTTGACCGCGACCGCGCCGGGAACGATTTCGCTTTCGGATCTTCCGGCAAATTTCGCGCATACCTGGGGCGATCATGTTTCGATCGGCATGAGCGGCGGCGGCCGGTCGCTGCATGTCATCCAGGCGGATGCCGCCGGCGGTGCAGGCGGAACGTCGACGGTTGCAGTTGAGCCTCCCGTCATCGCCGACGCCGATTTTACGGCGGCGGTGCAGTTGGTTCGGCCGACTTGCATCATGAAATTGGTGCCGGGTTCATTCAAGGCGCCGGGTAGCGGCCTCGCCGCGCCGGTTTCATTCCAGGGCGTACAGCCCAGGCGTTGAAGGTTCCAGCATGAAATCATATGATCCGACGACGCAAGCCAAGCTTGACGCCGGCGAGCTCGCCGAGCGCGATATGATCCTTTTCGATTTTGGCGCCGATGGCTTGCACGGGTTTTGGACTGGCGCTGCCGTTCTCAATTATAACGGCGTCGATTACATTCCATCCGGCCGCTTGTTCAAGCTTAACGCTATCGGCGGTTCTGCGGACCTTGCGTCAATCGCGGTGACAGGTTCGATCTCGGCTGTGCCGGATAGCGCATTGACGCCGGATGTTTTGGCGTCGATCGAAAACTATGCGTGGCATCAAAGCCCGGTTGTCATCAGCAAGGTCTATATTGACCTTGACACTCGCGCTCTCATTTCGGTTGAGCGAATTTACCGCGGCTACTTCGACAAGCTTGATCATGATGAGCAGGCTGGCGGCGGTTACACGCTAACGCCGTATTTCGAATCGAAGTCACGCGATCATATGAAGCGCGGCTGGCGCGTCCGCGGCGACGCCGATCAGCGGCGCGTCAAGGCGACTGATGGCGGGCTGCGCTATGTTGCGGTTGCCGGCAATCAGGAAATAAAGTGGGGCCAGATTGTCACCACGGCGGCGGCGAGCAGCCTGCCGTCAACCATTGCGGCGGCCGTTACATGAGGTTGCCGACATGGCCGGAAAACCTCGCCGAGGCAATCGCGGGGCATCAAGCGCGGCCGTTCGAATGGGGCGCGTCGGATTGCCTGATCTTTCCGCTTGAATGCGTCCGCGCCGTCACGGCGCGCGATCTCTTGCATTTATGCGGCGAATACGGCTCGCGGCTTGCCGCGTATCGGCGACTGCAGGCGCTCGGGTTCGAAACGATCGCGGATGCGTTCGCGGCGCATTTCCCGGAAATTCACCCCGCGATGATGGGCCGTGGCGATCTCGCGACGGTGCTTGAAGATGGCGCCGTGTGCGGCGCCGTCTGTGTTGGTGCGGGCCTCGCCGGCAAGGCGATCGGCGGCTTGTCTTTCATCCCTCGCGCGCGAGCGCAGCGGGCTTTCAAAGTAGAGTAATCATGAAGCATCGCAGGTTTGTAGCTGCGCTCCTTGGCGCGACGATGCTCTGTGGCGTGCCGGAACGCGCCAAGGCCGATCCGATTTCCGCGGCGATCTTGACGTTTGCCGGTATTGAGGCGACCGCAACGGCGGTTGCCGTGACGACGTTCGGATTAGGCCTCGCGGCATCGGCGGCGCTTAGCTATGTCGGCAGCCTGATTAAAGGCAATCCGGCGTCGGCGGCAACGGCGTCAACGTCGACGGTCGGCACGCAAGTCAATGTGCAGTATGGCGCGACCGTGCCGCGCTCGCGCATCTTCGGCCGGCAGTTGACCGGCGGGCAGTTCGGTTTCTGGAATCTGTCGGGCGCCGACAACAAGTTTCTCGACATCATTTATCACGTCGGCGACGGCCCGCACCATTCGCTCGCCGGCATGATCGCCAACGGCAAGCCGTGCACGTTCGGCGCGCCGGATGCTATCGGCATTCCGGTCAATGAGTTTAATTCGCCGGACGATGGCACCCCGCGCATGTGGGTGCAGTTTCATCAGGGCTTCGAGGATCAGGCCGCCGACGCGCGCCTTGTCGCGACCGCCAACCCCGTAGGCCGCTGGACTGCGGACGACACCTTGGCCGGCGTCGCCTCTGTGCGCGTGACGCTGCAGTATGATGAAAAGGTGTTTCCAGGCGGTTCTCTGCCGTCGCTGCAATTCGATGTAAAGGGGGCGTTGCTTTACGATCCGCGCAAGGATTCCACCAACGGCGGCTTTGGTTCGCACCGTTGGACCGATCAGCATTCATGGGAGTGGTCCGACAATCCGTCAGTGGGACTCTACAATCATCAGCGCGGTTTGTACCTCAATGGCGAGTTGATGGTCGGAGAGGGCTTGGCACCCTTCGACCTGATCAACGAAATGTATATGACGGCCGCGAACGCGTGCGATGAAAATGTGTCGCTCAAGGGTGGCGGCACCGAAAAGCGTTACCGCGTCGCCATGAACGTCGGCGCTGATCAGCAGCATACCGACGTGATCAGGAACTTTCTTGACGCCATGGCCGGGCAGTTGCTCGAACAGGTCGGCGCGTTCGGGCCGATCGCCGGCGTTGCGCAGGCCGTTGCGTTGCCGACGTTGACGGATGCCGATCTTATCGATGGCAAACCCGTCAAGTTCTCTGCCAAGCGTTCGCGCTCGGAATTGATCAATGCGGTTTTCGGTTCCTACACGGACCCGGATCAGCAATACAGCATGATCCCTTATCCGCCGCGCACGTCTGCGGCGGATGAGGCTGCCGACGGCGAGCGCTTGGCGGGTCCGCCCGTCGACTATCCGCAAGTGCAATCCGGCACGCAAGCGCAGCGCCTCGGCGAGATCAAGCGGCGTCTGAGCCGTGCCCAGGCGACGGCGACGATAACCGTTAGATATCGCTGGCTCGTCGCCGATCCCGGCGATTGGCTGCCGTGGGATTCTGGAAATTCCGCGCGCGGGCATCGCGTCTACCGCGTTGATAGCCGAGTCATCAACGACGATAGGACGGTCACGCTGCAACTGCGCGAGATCAATTCCGGGGTGTACGCATTCAACCCGGATGTCGATCAGCTTGATCCGACCGTGCCCGGCGATTTGCCTGGGTTCGGCGCGCTGTTGACGACGGTTTCCGGGTTCGACCTTGAGGCCGTGCAAGTGTTCGGCAACAACGGCTTGGTTGTGCCGGCGCTGCGCTGCCTGTGGTCGCCGACATCCGATCGGTCGATTGTCAAGGTGTTGGTGCAATACCGCGTCAAGACGCTCGATGATAGCGGCCTGATCCGAACCTCTGAGTTCATCCGGCCGGATGGCGGCGAGGGCCTGATTTATGAGGGCATTCAAGCCGGCACGGTTTTCCAGGCCCGCGCAACCATCGTCACCAATCCGCCGCGTTTTACCACGTTCACAGATTGGCGCGATCAGCTTGCGTCATCGCAGCATGTCGTTCCGACTGCGACCAATGCGCTGCATGCTGCATTCGACGCGCTTGACGCTGGCGTTAAGTACAACATCACCGCGCTACAAAACCAGTTTTCCGGCGAGTTGCGGGACTTGCGGTCGCTGTTCGCTAGGATGGTCGCGCAGGTCGCTGCGCGCTCGCAGATCAATAAGCAGATCGGCAACCAACAGGCATGGGACCACCGCGCGGATTTGATCTCGCGCATCAAGGTCGGCGACGACGCTTTAGGTGCGGAGATCGTGCACACTCAAAGCGTTATGACGGCCGCCGATGCCGCGCAGGCGCTCGATATTCTCGACATCACTGCGAAGGTTGGCCCCGGTTTTTCGAACGTCAACACGGTCGCACAGGCAATTTCGGGACTTGATACCACTTATGGCGGTATCACTAGCGACATCACGGCTAAGCTTGGCCCCGGCTTCTCGAATGTCAACACGGTAGCGGCTGCGATCTCAGGCGTTGACTCGACTTATGCCGGGATCACGAGCGGCATCACGGCGAAGCTTGGCCCCGGCTTTTCGAACGTCAACACGGTTGCGGCAGCGATCTCTGGCGTTGACTCGACGTATGGCGGAATCACTAGCGACATCACGGCCAAGCTTGGCACCGGCTTTTCGAACGTTAACACGGTGTCCGGCGCGGTTGCGACGCTCAACGGGTACGCCGCGCATGTCACGGTGAAAACCAACGTTAACGGCTACATCGTCGGAACGGAATTGATCAACGGCGGCGCGGGCCTTTCGGCCTTCACTGTGCAAGCTGATAAGTTCCAGTTTCAGTTGCCGGGATACTTTGGCAGCGCGCCGGTTAGCGTGCTGTCGATCGGCACGCTCGCCGGCGTGCCGGCGTTCGGTTTCACCGGTAATATGTGGCTGGATGGAGTGTTGACGGCCCGAATGATCGCGGCGAACGTGATCAATGCAGGGCATATTCAAGCCGGCTCGTTCACGTCCGACTCCGGCGTGTTTGGCGCGTTGTCGATCAAGTCGCTTTCGCTTGGCGACAACGCTGTCACGGTCCCGAAAGTGCAGACGATCGGGACTATCAGTGTCGTAACGGTCGGGGTGCCGCAAACTATCGCGTCATTCAACGTGGTCGTTGACGTTACCGGACTCAGTGGAAAGAACGTCACCGTGTACGCGAATTGCGTTTTTGAGCAGTCCGTTGGCGGCGGCTCGGGGGCGTTTTCGACGGCGGCAACCCTGTTGGTCAATGGTGTGTCCGTTTGCTCCTACTCGTACCCGAACGGCGCTCAACCGCCCGTGTTCCCGCTCGCCGGATCGTCGGACGTTACTGTTGGCGCGGGTGTGACATCGTTGTCCGTCCCGGTGTCCGTGTCGTGGCAACCGGGAGTCAACTCTGGCTCGTCAACCCAGGTCGTCGGCGGCACTCTCTTTGCGATGGCTGTTAAGCGATGATGATGCACGTTCACTACTGCACAACCACGGGCAATATTGTCGCTTGGGGTGACGGCGATGGCGGCGATCCGTTTTTGCCGGGCCACGCTGTCATTGACATTGCAAAGCGAGAGATCGACGCGAAGCGACACAAGGTTGATCCCGTGACTTGCGTGGTGGTCGATAAGGCGGGCGATGACTTGGCGGCATCGCTGCGAGTCGAAATCGTCAGGGCCATCGAACGCGAGTTGAGTTTTACGGATCACTTTATTGATCCTCCTTCCGACCGGCCCCGTATAGGGCCGTTCGGAATCGACTGGCGGCCTTACCGCGAAGCGCTACGCCGACTTTCCGATCTGCCGTCGCCGGCGGATATGGTGAAGGCTTGGCCGCCTCGTCCGAATGGGGTGGACGCTATCGCCGCGCTGCGCTCGCGGCTCGCCGCCGGCCTCTAAAACTAAAACACCAAAACCAAAAACAGAAAAAACCCTCCCGAAACGCGCGGGGGTTAAGGAGTCTTGTCTTATGGCGGCGCTTGATTTTTACGATGTCGGAACGATCTCGATTGCGGCGGGTGCAACGGTTGCCAACATCACCGGTGGCCCGCTGTTGCTTTCCAACGTCAAAGCCGATGATACCTTGATCGTTGACGTTCCGGGGTGCGGGCCGGTCGATGTCGTCGATGTGACGGACGACAACCAAATCGTTATCGATAAGTGGCCGTATGCGGCGGTTACAAACGCGGACTACAAAGTCCGTAAGAACGGCCTCAACCGGTACAGCGACGCCGTGATCGCCGAGGCCGTCGTTAGTCTTACCGAGGATTTGGATTCTCTCGGCTACATTACTTACGTTAGCGCCGTCGAACTCGCGCCTAATCCGCGCAAGGGTGACGAGGAACAGCTGGCGTTTCAGCAAGCGAGCGGCCGTTGGTGGAAAAAAACCGGCGGCGTGTGGGCTGACTATCGGCCGCCGGGGACTGTGCTTAGCGCGACAGCGCTCGGCATGAAGGGCGACGGGGTTGCGGCGAACGATGCCGCGCACGCCGCAGCCGTTGCCTATTGCGTCGCCAACAAGGTCACGCTGGCGCTGTATGATGGCGAATATCTGCACAATGGTCCGCTGAATTGGGCCTTCAATGATCTTCGCGTTCTGGCGCTCGGCGAAAACATAGTTTTTCGTCATACCGGCAGCGGTATTGCGCACAGCTTCAACGGTATGGCCAACTATCCCGGCTCTCAGGGATGCGTCGGCGGCGTGTTCGGGGGGCCGGGTCGCATCGATCTTAGGGGGAACGCCGCAACCACCCTGATAGATTTGGATAACTGGCATTGGGGCTATATGAAAGTCCGCTTGGCGGACGCGGCCATCGCCTTTTACGGGAACGACACGGGAGTCGTCGCCTCTTCATCGGTAGGTACGACGTTTGATATTCAAATTCTACCGAAGCCTGGGGCTGGCGCGTTCACGGTTAAGCCCGGTTACGGTATTAATTTTACGCGGCCGGTCGCTTGTGTATTTCCCGCGCTGCGCGTTGAAATGTGCGGTGCCGGCGGTTTGGTGGCCGTTAAGTTCAATGGCGCTGTAGACTGCCTTTTTTCGAGCGGGTCCATTGAAAGCAACGCCGCCGGCGGCCTCGAATTTGATAGTGCGTCGGAGGATAACACCCTTACGAACATCGACGCCGAGGATAACGGCACGGGCAAGGATTGGATTATTCGCGGCAATGGCTTCACGCTGGACCAATGCCGGGGCAACGGCACCGCGGCGGGATCATCGATCTTCGGCAACCACAACACGATAAGGGGCGGAAAGTTTACCTCGCTCACGATCGAGAGCGGTGCTTATCGGAACCACTTGCACAAAGCAAAACTGGAAGGGGTTTTCACCGACAACGGCACCGATACATCGTGGTTTTCGCTGCAGGGTGGCGCGGCTGTTGCTGACAAGATACTTTATCACGGGTCAATCTCGAACTATGCAACGCCGAATGGCGATGCGAGCTTTTCGAACAAGAACGATTCCGCGGGCGGTTCTGCTCGCGCCGTTTATGAAGCGGTCAACGGCGCCGGCGCTGCAATCTACGGCATCGCCGGCGCGAGCTATACAGACCGGCCCATTCTGGCAAACCGGGGCTTCCTGCTCGCCGGAGGATCGACTGCCGGCCTAGTGGTCGGGGCGCTCGGCGCTAGCCCGACGATTTTTGTGTACAATGGTGCCGAGGTTGGTAGATGCACGGCGAACGGAATTACAAGCGCCGGGACGCTTGGCTTTAAGTCGAGCATCGTTCCTTATAATGTGGCGCTTGCCAGTTCGGAGAATCTTACCGCCGACCGAACGCTGTCTGTCCGGCTGTTTGACGCCAATCGCACCCTATCGCTTGGCGGCGACGTTCAGTTTAATGCAGCAACCGCCATCGCCGAGATCAACGCTGGCGATATTTGGTACGGCTTCGCCAACGGTAACGCGCAGTCGCTTGCCGGCAACACGGCGGCGTCAACCAAATTTCTGACTTCGACGGGCACCGGCAGCGGCGCGCAAGCGCCTGCCTACGGCGTTACGTTGGACACGGACGGCACGCTGGCGGCCAACAGCGATACGCGTCTCGCCAGCCAGAAGGCTGTCCGTACTGCGATCAATGCGCTGCTGGATGCCAACGACGCGGAGCGCTTCAAGGGCCTGATTGACTGCTCTAGCAACCCGGCCTATCCGGCCGCGGAATCCGGGCACGTCTACCGGGTCAGCGTCGCGGGCAAGATCGGCGGCGTCGCCGGTGTCAACGTCGAGGTTAACGACCGCTTGCAGTGCATTGTCGATGGCAGCGCCGGCGGCAACCACGCGGCGGTTGGTGCTAACTGGTGGATCACGCAAGGCAACATCGATGGTGCGGTGATTGGACCTGCCAGCGCCGTCGATGCAACGCCCGCCGTTTTCGATGGCGCGAGCGGCAAGCTTATCAAGAATGTCAGCTTCGCATCGTTCAAAGCATCACTAGCCATTGCCATCGCGGACATCAGCGACTTTGTTACAGGGGTTGCCGCAAACATTGCGCCGAGCATTCATGGCGCGACAAGCAAGGCAACGCCGGTAGACGCCGACGAGCTAGGGCTTGTCGATAGCGCCGCGGCGAACGTCCTAAAGAGGCTGACATGGGCAAACCTCAGGGCAACGCTCAAGACATATTTCGACGGCTTATATGTCAGCACTAGCGCTCTTGGAACTGGGATCAGTACGTTCCTGGCAACGCCAACAAGCGCAAACTTAGCGGCAGCGTTGACCGACGAGGATGGCAGTTCGGGCGGCCTTATTCCGATGGAAACATCGGGAACATGGACGCCGGTTGACGGCAGCGGTTTTGGTCCGGCCTTTACCATCGCAATCGGCAAGTATGTCCGCGTCGGAAACTTGATGCATTTGTTTGGCAAAGTCCAATATGCGGCATCTTCCGACACTCACGCGGCATTGATTGGAGGTTTACCGGCGGGTGTACCCAATCAGGATTATGCGGAGGTTGGTCACTACACGAAAAATAACAATGGGTTCTCCGCATTGACAGTCGTCCCGGTTAAGAACACCGGGAATTTGGCTTTGTGGAACAATACCACCGCAACGGCCGTCACCAATGCGGGAATAGCGGGAACGATATTCTCGTTCCATGTGACGTTTCCAATGACTTAACCCCGTTCTCTCGCCGAGAAAACTGTCAGGGGTGTTTGACTGAATCACGCCGGCGGGCAACACATTCTTAAATGTTGGCGCGTCGACATCGCTGAAAACGGGCCGCCTTTAGGGGCGGCTTTATTTTTGACTATTCCGATCAGGAGAAGGGCCTTCTAAATGTTTAGCGATACCGTGATCAAGGCGCTAGTTGACGCCGCCAACGCCAACGGCATTGAGCCGGCGGCGTTGCTCGCAATCGCCGAGGTGGAAACCTCGGGCGCGACGTTTGAGCATGATGGCCGCACGCCGCAATTGCTGTATGAGCGCCATATCGCATGGCGCCAGTCGTCGAAAGTTTCGCGCGTGCTGCAGTCCGCCTTTGCCGCGGCCGGCCTTGCGATTCCGAAATGGTCGCGATCGACGCAATACAAGGATCAAGGATCTTCGGAAAAGCGGCTCGCCCTGATCGGCAAGGCGCGCGGTCTCAGCGCCGAGGTGGCGAACGCCTCGGCGTCATGGGGCATCGGTCAAACGATGGGCTTCCTGTATCGGGAGTTGGGTTTCGCATCCGCGTGCGCGATGGTCGATCATATGACCGGCAGCCTTGCCGGCCAGATTGATTGCATGATCGGCGAGTTGAAAAACAAGCACCTGATCCAGCACCTCAATGCGCACAACTGGCCGCACGTTGCGCTGATCTATAACGGCGAGGGCTACGCCGCGAACCGTTACGATACGCGACTGGCCGATGCCCATAAGCGATGGGGCCGCAAGCTGGCGACCGGCGCGCATCAGGTTGTGCCGGCCGATATGTCGCCGGCCGAGATCAAGGCGCTGCAAGCCAAGATGCGCGAACTTGGCATCAGCGCGGTCGGCAATCCGAACGGCGTTGCCGGCATCAATACGGTCGCGGCGCTGTCGGCATTCCAGGCGCATGAAGGCTTGACGGTTACCGGCAAGTTTGACGACGCCACGCGCGAGGCTCTGAAAACCGCCGTTCCGGTTGAACCGCCACGCGAGCGAAAGCAGGCGACCGCGCGCGATCTCGCCGGCGCCGGGTCGAAAACCATCAAGGTCGCGCAGCGCGGCGGATGGCTGGCGTGGATCAAGGGCATCGTCGGCACCGGCATGCTCGGCGGCGCCGCTGCCGAACATGGCGGCGGCGATGCGGCGCCCGATGTTGGCGGTTTGCTGCAGTCCGCGCAAGACGGCGTTGACAAGATCAACCAAGCAAAGGGCGTTTGGGAATCGTTCCATGATCTCGCCGGCCCGCTGTTCGGCCATCCGGCGGTGATCGTTGCCGGCGTGTTGCTGATCCTGTCTGCCGTGGCGCTCGCGTTTGTCGTCAAGCTGATTATTGAGCATCGCGTTGCCGACCATAACAGCGGCGTGCACGCCGGCCCGAGCAATGGAGGCTAACGCATGCTGACATCCTTAATTGTGACGGCTGCCGGTGTCGTCGGTTCGGGCGCCGGCATCTATATCGCCGCGATGTTCGTTCCGACGTTCGCGGCGCTGCTCAAGTCGACGCTCGACTTTCTGCGCTCGCCGGTCGGCATGATTGCCGGCGCGATGGTCGGCGCCTTCCTGCTCTACTCGGCGGGATGGGTCGGCGGCGACATTCACGGCACCAACAAAACGCGGACCGCATGGCGTGCGGCGCGCGTGGCAGCGGAAAAGGCTTGGACAATCCGCGAGGCGGTAATCCGGCGTGACATGCGCGCCGAGGCGGATAGTCGCCTCGCTGCGATCGGCAAAGATGAAAAATCAATCGACGTGAAGGAAAAACGATATGAGGACTCGACTGTTGGCCCTGCCTATCCTGCTACTGCCGACGATATTAAGCGGCTGTATTACGGCATCAGGTAACGGCCCCGCCGTCGACTTTCGCGACGCGTCGCCGGCGGCCGTTGCAAAACAGAACGTTCCGCGCGAGTGCCAGCGCATCTTGCAGCGCGTCCCTGATCCGGGCGGCAAAGATGGCGCGGAGCTTGTCGGCGTCGACTGGCGAAAGATCGCCGGGCGCTACCGCGGCGCATGGCTCAAAGGCAATCGCCGCATCGTCAAGGCTCGCGAGTGCGATGACACGCAAGCCGACAAGCTTGCGAAAGGCGGGCGTTGATGGCTGGAAAGCAAATTGATTTAGGCGCGCTTGAACAGCGCGTCTATAACCTCGGCGGCGGCCACGATGATTTGCGCAAAGAGGTTCGCGGGCTTGAGTCCAAGATGGACTCTGGCTTCCTCTTGCTAGCGCAAAAGATCGACCAAAAGACGACGCCGAACTGGCAGCCGATCAGCATTGCCGTCACCATCATGATCGCGATTTTTGGGGCGCTCTACTATCCCGTGCGCGAAGCACTCGGCAAGCATGACGTGCAGCTAGAAACGCTGCGCGCCTCAACCAACGTCGAAGTCGTCCGGCTTTGGGAAGCTGAAAACCGCACCTCGCGCGAGCTTTCCTATCTGCAAGGCCAGTTGCATCCGCTTGTGCCGATGCCGCCGGCGCGCTGATCCGCGCGCCACTCTCCAAAGTTTTTCAAGGTTCATTTCAATGTCAGAGTTTTCGGATGCCGAGATCGCGCGCGCGGTTGCGGCCTATAAAGCGCACGGTTCGGAACGTGCAGCTGCGCGCGCGATCGGACAATCAAAAACCTGGATTCATAACCGGGTGAAGGCTGGCGCCTTACGTGGCGATCTCGGGTTCAAGCCCGTGTTGCCGGGCTTCGAGATCAAGCGCACGTCGGCACAACTTGACGCCGGCGGCGAGGTGCAAAAGGAATGGGTGACGCAACACCAGGCATCCGGGCCGGCGTTCAAGATGCCGCCTGGGCAAATCCTCAAAGGCGTTTCCGCGTTCGTCGACGCCGATGGCAATATCCGGCATCAGTGGATCAAGACGAAAAACGAAAGCGCGATTTCTGATCTCATTCCGGCGCTGCTTGAGACGTTCAAGAGCTATCGCGGCCGTTCGCAATTGGTGCCGCCGCCTCGGCGCGTCGATCGCGACATTCTTTCGGTCTATCCGATCGCTGATCCGCATATCGGCATGCTGTCATGGCGCCCGCAAACCGGCGCCGACTATGATCTAAAGATTGCGATTGAGCGGTTGCTTGATTGCGCCGCAACGCTGGTAGCGCGCGCCGATCGCTCGCGCGAGTCGCTGATCGTCAACCTCGGCGACTGGTATCATGCGAACGATCAGCGCAACATCACGCCGCGCTCGGGACATCAGCTAGACGTTGACGGCCGCTGGTACAAGGTTTTGCAGGCCGGCGTCAAAACCATGATGCGGATTATTGATCTCAACCTCGCCAAGCATGAGCGGGTTGAGGTTGTCAACATTCCGGGCAACCATGATCCCGAGGCCGCTTGCGCTCAGGCGCTCGCGCTGTCGACGTTCTATGCCAATAACAAGCGCGTCAAGATCGCGTTTCCATCCGATATCTATTATCGGCAGTTCGGCCGAACGCTGATCGGCGCGGCGCACGGCGACAAGATGCCGCCGGCGCGCATGGCGATGGCGATGGCGACCGATCAGCGCGAGGCATGGGGCCAAACCGCTTATCATTGGTTCATGTTCGGGCACATTCATACGGACAGCCTCAAGACGATCGGCGATGTCCGCTGCGAATCCTTTTCGACCATCGCCGACAAAGACAACCACGCCAGCGGCGGCGGCTGGCGATCTGCCCAGGCGCTCAAGGTGGTGACGCTTCACAAGCGCGGCGGCGAGGCAAACCGTGCGCAAGTCAACATCCTGCCGCCGAGTATGAGGTGATAACGATGGCATCCAACAGCACTCCGGGCCGTGATGAATTGCAGCGCCGTGCCGTGCCGTCCGGCGTGGCACCCGCGCGCCGGCATGCGACCGAGGATCGCGCGTGCATGCCGGCGGATGCGCCGCCGGCAAAGGACAATCCTAAAGCCGCGTTTGGCGCGCTCAAGGCGTGTCTGTCCTGGTGGCCGCTGGCGGTTGTCTTTGAGACGGCGCTGGCGTTCGCCGAGGGCGGCTATAAATACGGCGGGCACAACTATCTCGCCGTACCGGTGCGCGCGTCCGATTATGTCGACGCGACCATGCGGCACTTGTTTCAGTTTCACGCGCTCGGCGAGGATGTCGACGCCGATAGCGGCGCCGAGTTGCATCATATCACCAAGGCGATTGCCTCGCTTGCCGTTCTGCGCGCGGCGATGATCAACGGCACCTGGATCGATGATCGGCCGCCGCCGGCGCCGGCGGGCTTCCTGCAGTCGCTCAATGACAAGATGGCGGTGCTGGCGGCGAAATTCCCTGATCCCGTCGCCCGTTATCTCGCGGACGGCAAGCGGGGGCCGGGCCGCATTCTCTAACGCCGCGGCGCCTTTGGGATGCGGCCGATCGTCTTTACCTTGAAGATTCCGGGGTCGCTCCGGGTGTCGCGCTGGAACGGGTAAAACTCGCCGTGGATGCAATCGCGCGCCTCGCGCGCGGCGTGCGCCGGCGTGCACGCCTTATCAAAGGTGACGGTAATTTTAAGGGTATGAGTGCGGGCTTTTTTCATGTCCGAAGATCCAGAATAGCAGGGGTTGGCGTAGGGGCGGAATGCCGGCGCGCTATCTCGGCAGGGGCCGGGCGCTTTTAACGCGCCACGGCCCGGCGCTGGCCGGCTAATCGGCCGCCTCGCAGGCTATTAGCGGCAAGTCGCATTCGCCGCACATTAGCGCTGCCGTCGCCTTTGCCCAGGCGGCGAGGCCGCAGCCGGCGCACTCGAATTTCGTCTTGCTCTTGGCTTTGGCTGCGCGGGCTTTCTTTGCCTTTTCGTCGCCTTCATTCCAGCGGTCGCCGAGCAATTCGCCGAGGCCCTGCTTTTCTATCTCAGTGAAGGCGAGATCGAACGGGCCGCCCTCAACGATGTAGTGGCTAACGCGCTGCCCGGTTTCCTTGCCGCCCGGTGCGCCCGTGCTTGACGGGTGCAGGCCGATCTTTTTCATGGCGCCGGCCCATTCCTTATTATGGTAGCCGTTGCGCGAGGGCTTGCCGAAATGCTGATGCCAGAGGTGCGCCATTTCGTGCGCGAGGGTCGACAAGATCGCCTTGGCGTCGCGCTCGGCAAAGTGCATCGGATTGAGTGCGATCTCGTCCGTGATGGTTGCGCCGTCGCGGCTGCCGAACCGCTCGGGCGCAAAGTAGCCATAGGCACCCTTGTGCCGCTGCATGGTGATCAGGCAGCGCGGCAGGTTGCCGTCGAATAGCCGGGCGTTGAAAAAGTCATAGGCGCGATTGAGGCCGGCATAGGTGTGCGTCGTCGGGTCGGCGATCGGCGCCGCGGCGGCTGAGTTTGTATCGTACGAAACAACGTTTAGCATTTTCGTTCCTCGGGCTGAAAAGGTGCCCGGCCTTGCGGCCGGGTGTTTTTTAGGATTTCGCCTTGCGGGCTTTCGTAGGCTTTTTCTTTTTCGCCGCCGCGGCGTTGAGCAGATCGGCGACTTTCAGCGCCATTCCGGTGCTGCGAAAGGTGGCTGTCGGGTTTTCCGTTGTCTCGCCCTTGGCGAGCAGCGCCACATAATCGAGGCCGCGGTGTACGGTGTAGAGGGGCATTTTCAATCTCCGGTTCGTTTTTGTTGATATCATCTAAAATACATGATATCGTCTATTTGTCAATAGGTGATATCAACAAAGGGCACGGCCTTGACCACAAATGTGATATCTACAATTCTGCCGCGCGTGGGCAGGAAGCGAATCAATAACGAGCAAACGCCGGCGCGCTTTCCGGCCGGAACGCTGGCGCGGATCGATGCGGCCTGTGACAAGTCTAAGAATGAGAAAAGGTCGGACCTGATCAGGGAGGCGGTTGAGCGCGAGCTACGCCGCCGCGAAAAACTCAAAGAGGGAGGGCGCGCCAAATGAAGCAGCCCGACCTGATCGATCAGCATGTCGGCCGCCGCATCCGCATGCGTCGGGTGATGATCGGAATGAGCCAAGCGGAGTTAGGCGATCGGCTCAACTTGACGTTCCAGCAAGTGCAAAAATATGAGCGCGGCGTGAACCGCGTCGGCGCCAGCAAACTGCACACGATTTGCCGCGCGCTGGATGTCCCGGTTTCGTTCATGTTTGAGGGTTTGCCCGGTGCCGCTGGCGTGACCGGCCTGCCGCTGTGGTTCATGGATTTCTTGGGGACGCCAGCCGGCCAGCGCATTGCCGCCGCGATCGGGCTGATTGACGATCCCGACATCCGGGAGAAATTCGCGGCGCTGATCGAAAGCGTTGCGGCCCGCATCGGCAAAAAAGCCTGATCATTTCCGGCGATCGACATAAAAAGTCAGGTCGGCGCCCTCGAATCGCAGTGTGAGATCGTAAGCGCCGAACCGCGCGTGTCCGCGCCCGCCCGGTCCGCCCGCGCCGGCGATCAGCCGCGACATCACGGCCGCGCGGCCTTCTTGCGTCGACGCCGGTTCCAGCATCATCATCATGGACCCGACATAGGCGAGGGCGTCCGTTGTATTGGCTGGCGTGTCCCGCTTTCCGGCGACCGTCAAGCTGATCGGCTGCCCGGCGGCATCGGTCCCGAGTGTCGACATGATGTCCCGGAACCGGGTTTCGCAATACTTGCCGGCGCCGGCCGGCGTGCATGTGGTCGGCGTCTGGCCGGATGCCGGCGCGGCGAGGGCGATCAATGCTGCTAAGATGGCGGCGGTTCGCGTCTTGATCAT